ATACCAGGTTCGCGTCACCGCTGATGGTCTGCGCTCCGGTCAGGTAAGTCCCGGACGCGATCGTCTGGTTCGAGGTTCCCGGAGTGATCGTCGCAGCTGCCTTCGTGGTCACGGAGGCCGTCAGGGAGACCGAAGCGTTCCCCGCGGTGCCCGAGGAGATATAACCAGCCGTCGTGACGTTCGGGGTCACCGAGATGGTCTTGCTCAGGGTCAGCGTGTTCGTGCCGGTCGAGACACTCGCGGACGTGCCGCTGATGGTCGCAGGAGCCGTGACAGAACCGCTCGCAACAGACTTAGAGGCGTTCGAGCCATAAAAGCCGGCAGGAGCCGTCACAGTCGCCCCGGAGGCCGTCAGGTCGCTCGAGTCATTGACCGCAGCCGAGCCGGTATACTTGACGCCGTTCGCGTAGGCGGTCACGTTCTGGGGAAGGTTCGACGCATTGCTGAGAGTCGCGTCGGACGTATCAATGAAGTGCGCTGTGCCGCCCCCTTGGACGGGTATATCGACCTGCGGGCAGTCGGCATACACAATGTTTCGAATCACAACGTCTTGTGCCAATTTTATTTCCTCCTCATTACGAAACAGTAATAACGGCCCCATTCCATGTGATGAGACCGTAGTTATTCGGGATAGGGTTGATCGTGATGTCGCTCATTACGACGAGGTGGTCGGTGTGGATCGTCTGCGGATCCTCGCCAGGAGTGAACTCCAGCGGGCCGTCGTACTCGTCGTAGTTCGTCGAGCGGACCTTCGTGATGATCTCCGCCTCCGCTGAGATGTTCCCCGAAAGGTCCGGCGTGACCTGGATAACACTGTTTGTCAGCTTCGGCTCGATCGTGACTGTCCTGTAGATCATTCGGACATCACCGCCTCACTGATCAGGTCGTCCACCCTGAGTGATGCTTTCTTCGTTCCCACGATGGAGCCGTCCTGGAACTCGAAGCGCAGCTGGTAGAACAGCATGGCCGCAGGCACGAGCGCCAGCGTCTCCCGCTCCGTGAAGGTGTAGGTGAAGGAGTTGTTCTGAGCGTCCACAGAAACGTCGTTTAAGCCCTTTATAAGCGTCATAGAGGCGTTCTGGAACGTGAACTCCAGTTCCACTACATCCGAGACGGAAAAGTCCGTGGATGCGATCTTTATCTCGAGGGACGGTGTCGTCCCCTGCAAAATACTCGCCATTTAGTCCTCCTTTTCCAGATCGTCGACCCGTCTGGCAAGGTTCTTAATCTGCTCTTCCACCACCGGCAGCCTTCTCGCGAAGTTGTTGTGCTCCCGGACCTCCCTGGTCAACTCGTCCATCTTCGTGTCCGTGACGGCCTGATGCTTTTCGAGTTCGTGCGTCAGCTTCTGCGTCGTCGCCCTGTTCTGCAATACGACCGCCGTAATCGTTGCCGCCGCTGTGATAATCGCCACGATGATCGCTTCGCTCATTTCTTTTACCTCAGCTTGATATATCTGATAGCTGGATAGACCGCCAACGTGGACCCGGAGCTCTGGAACACCCAGATGGCCATAGACGTCGTGGCCGAGACCGAAAGCAGCCGAATGCCGGTCATGCGCGTCTGGTTGCCACTGACCGGAGGCGACAGAAGCGAAGTGCGGTTGCTGGTGTACGAGTCCGCTGCGCCGTAGCCAATGCCCCTGTAGCCGCTCGCGTTCGAGTCAAATGCGGCGTAAAACTCAATGAGGTACAGCCCGGCAGGGAACGAGGTCGTCAGAATTTTCGTCCAGGAGTTCGACGCAACGTTCGTCGCGTTCGTGCTCATGTCCTCGTAGTAGCCGGTGTTTATTCCGCTAAGTGACGCGCCGATCGTGATCTCCGTCCACCTCGAAGCATTCCACGCTCCGGACGTCGCCGTTTTACACACGTAGATGACTCCGTTCCGGGAGCAGAAATCTCCGACGGCGTAATTCGTGCTTGTACTGAACGGAGCCGCCACTTTCGTCAGCGCGATGTTGATCGCGTATTGAAGGTCGGCTCCTGCCTGTGAGAACTGATAATCAGCCATGTTTACCTCCTATTGACCGCCTTCTGAAGGTCGACGATCGTGTCCGCAATGGTGGTCTTCGCGTCGCCGAACTGGAACGAGGAATATCTGTCCTTCAGAACGTTCCAGACGGTTTTAATGCACTTCGCCGTGGCCGTGATGCCCATCTTCTCGAACAGCACTGTCACAGTGTCGCATAGGTCGACGCGCTCGTTCGTCTGCGCAAAGTCCAGGGTGATGTTGACCACTGGCGAGCCGACATTGTTCGACCGCATATACGTTCTTGCCTTGTTGACCAGCTCGAGCGGCGTCGGCTTATTGTTGAAATCCATGCTCATGTCGAGCGTCAGGATCCTGCGGAACCCGAACATGCCGTCCGCATCCACGATGCCGGCCGTCACCAGCTCCCCGATGGTGTCGTTCTTCCAGAACGGAAGGACGCCCGTATACATATCCGCGATGTTCGCTTCCTGTTCGAGATCGAGCAAATTATGACCGTACCTGATCACGACGCCCCTGTCCTGACCCCGCGCCGCCTTCAGCGTCGCGGTGTACTGGTCATAGTGCCACTCCCCGCCGTAAATATCGAGCAGGCTTCCTTCCTTGCCGCCAAACCACGACCAGACCGAGGACGGATAATTGACCGCGAACTCCGCCGAAGAAGATATATCCGTCGTGATCGTGAACGGATGCGGAATGCCGGTGTCGTTCTGGAGCGACGAACACGCCGCACTCGCCGACGTCACGTCGCAGAACCCGGCGGGAACTCCCTCCAAGTCATAAACGATGTGCCGGGCGTAAACAGAAACGACGCCGTTTATCGGCGTCGTAATCTGGTAGATCCGGAACGGCTGAGGGTCGTCCGCGTAGTTCGGTTTCGCGAGGATGATGCGTCTGGTCTCAAGGTCGTTGAAATGGACTCCGGTAAACGGATAAACCATCTCCAATTCATACCCGCCGTTTCTTTCCTCGGTCACTTCGCACGAAATGCAGTCGGTCAAAGCGCCGATGCCGAAGTTACTGAAACTCATCTGGGAGTACCAGTCACCGCTCGCCAACAGCGTGTTGCCCGCCGAGTCTATTAAGGTTTTTCCATCCGAGTCCAACAACCCAACCGGATCAAGACCGGCTTTATATAAGACAGGCCTCATAACACCCACCAATCCGGACGAATTTGAACTTTGGATACGCCGCCGGTAAAATACACGTTTGGATGTCCGTGGACGCCGCCCGGAATGATCGGGAATTGTCCGGAAACGTCGGTGTTTAGGCTTGTCGTTCCCTTATATGCCTGTTCATTTTCGCAATCTAAAATCATTTCGTTTGTAATGCTCGAAATGGTGATTGTTCTCCCGCCAATGGTGACAGTCCCGCTTCCGCTTCCAAATACTTTAATTTGCGGTTTCGAGTCGTAAGGCGTCGGAACTTCATCACCCATAGAATGACCAGACGTGTCAACCTCGCGCCAGTTCGAATATCCATCCATAATAAACCGCCTCGGATCACAGGAAAATATGATGGTCGCGCGTCCGCGTCTTGTATATACGCTTTCGACGTTGAACGCGTCCAAGAAATATGCATACCGAAAATGATCAGGATCGTACGAGTCCGTCAACGTCTGATAACCAGACAGCGAAAATAAGTTGGAGACTTTATAGCCAAAATCAGTCGCGGAATTAATAGAACCATTTCCGCCCCATATTTGATAAGCCTGTTCAACATTTTCCCATGCGTCCTGCATGACCACGATGTCACCATTTCTCCCGGGAACATTATATACGTCAGCCTTTCTCCGTGGTCGGTTCTGGTTCGGAACCTTCTCGATAAAGGTTGATTCGTTAATGCCGCCAAACTCGATTCCGCCAAACGAAAAGTAATTATACATAAGTTTAGGCATATACAGCTCCCCTCCTGTTGACGGCCTGTTGCATCTTCTGCATCACTGCGTCAGCGATCGCGGTTTCACTCATTCCCGCCGCCGCATTGATAGTGAAATTATTGATAATCTGACCGCCACTCTCCTCCGCAACGATCTTCCTCAGGTCGTCCAATGCTCCGACGAACTCCGGTCGTCTTTCACCGACGCCGATGACCGTCGGGTTTCGGAAAATACCACCCTTGTCATACCAGTCGACCGTGAGATGCGGGACGCGCGGCGGGTTGAAGCTGAACTCACCGGTCAGGTGAAAGTGCGGGAGCCTGATATGCGGCAACTGAATATTCAGCCCACCGAAGAACCCGGTGATGCCGTTCCAGATGCCCGTCGTATCATCATATGCGCTCTGAAAATGATCTCTGATGAAATCGCTCACACTGTTAAACGTCGACTCGATATTTTCCGACAACCCGGAAAAGAAACCTTCGGCGCCTCCCCAGACGCTCGTAAGGTCTTCATAAGCCCCTTCCCATTCGCCGCTAAAGAATTTCCGTAAGCCCTCGATAAATTTCTTTATCCTTTCGATGGCATTTTTGAAAAAACTGACGATTTTTTCAATGATCGGAATAACAAATTCGGCGATTGACTGAATGATTCCGAGGTTCCATTCAAAAAATTCGCCTAATTTTTCAGCCTGCCAAGTAAGTAACCCGAACTTTTCTTGAAGGAAGCCCAACAGAGTAACCAGACCCGCGACCGCCACAATAATAATTCCGACCGGGTTCGCGGCGGCGGCGGCGTTAAACGCCCATTGTGCGGCAGTTACCGCGGCGATCGCGCCCGCAACTGCGGCGAGTGCGACACATACGGTTTCTTTATGTTCGATCACGAAGTCGACGACGTCCATGACGACGTCCAGAACCTCACCGAGGAACTCCGCGACTTCCGACCAGTCGATCTGTTCCGCCCATTCGAGAAACGCGTCCGCCATCTCCTGAATGGCGGGAGCCATCTGGACAACGATCTGGTTCCGGACGGCTTCCATCTGAAGCTTCACGCGCTCGAAGGAGTCGTCCATCTCGCCGAGCGACTCTAACGCTTCATTGTCGAGGACATAGCCCATTTCATGCGCTTCGCGGGCATAATCTTCGATCGCAGTGGAGCCGGCCTCGATCAGCGGGTTCAGATCCTGGGCAGAGCGCCCAAAGATGTCCATCGAATACGCGTCGCGCTCGGTCTCGTTCGTCATCTGGCCGAGGGCGTCGATGACGTCGTAGAACACGTCTTCCGAGTTCCGGAGATGACCGTTCGAATCAACGACCGAAACGCCCAGCGCCTCAAATGCGTCATACGCAGCGCCCGAACCGTTCGCCGCCGACTGCATGTTGTTCGTCAGCTTGCGGAGCGACCCGGAGATCGTGTCGAGCGACACATCGAGGAGCTCCTGCATGTACCGGAACTCCTGCAGCGTTTCCGTCGCAAGACCGGTCTGGCTGGCCAGAGTCAGGATCTCGTCGGCATAGTCGCCCGCGTCCTGGACGGCCTGCACCATCGCCTCCGCGAGCCTCTTGACCGCCTGGATGGCGAGTTCGATGCCCTTTGACGCGAGATCGGCAAGGACCTGTCTCGCCGCCGACCATCCCCTGTTTGCCTTGTCCTGGGCATCATCGGCTTCCTCGGTCTCCCGCTCCAGCTTGTCAGTGGAGTTCGCGGCCTTGTCCGTTTCCTGTTTGACGCCCTTCAGCTCACGCTCGGTGTCATCCAGTTCGTCATTGTATTTCTTCAGAGCCTGCTCGGTGTCGATGATCTCGCGCTCGAGTGCTTTCTGCTTCTCGGCGTTCTCAGCCGACGGATCCGCGTTCTTCAGCTGCTCGTAGGCTTCCTTCTCGAGCCGCAGTTTCTCCTTGACGTCTGCAATGGCGCGTCCGAGGTATTCCTGCTTCTGTTT